ATGTTGGTGGTACCAGGCACCGCACCATAGTTGGTATCTATGGTCACGGTGTCAGACGCCGCACCATAGATGCCGCCATCTATAGTCACGGTGTTTGAGTTGTAGTTAGGCTGTTGTTTTTGCTTCTTTGCGGGCATTTTTTTCTTCTGTGATTTCGTTGCGACGAGCTTTAACTGCCTTGCCTACTTCCTGAAGAGCCTTACGAGCACGAGTACCTGCTGCGTTATTGCCAGCTGCGAACTTAGCATCTTCTGCCAAGAATTCTTCCATTGCTGTTTTTAATTGTTCTACTGTGTTTGACATAATGTTTTCCTTAAGTTATGTTCTACTACTTATAATAGTAATTGGTGTGGTCGGTAGGATTCGAACCTACAAAGCGATGTCTAAGACGTTGCCCTTGCCCAAATGCGTTTCACAACGGACCGGAGGTATACCAAGTTCCACTCACGACCACACATACAGTATATAACCGCAAACGCAAAAGGTCAAGACTTTTGTAGTTAAATACTGTCAGATTATGACACAAGACTTCACAAAGATACCATTCCATAACATAACAAGATTTGGTCAACGCACCATGTTGCATCGCCCGTTATTTTCTACCAGTTGGATTTTGGGCCGTTTCTGTAATTATAACTGTTCTTACTGTTGGCCCTATGCTAGATCGGACAAGGTAGATCACCAGCCTTTAGAAGTATATACTAATACTGTAGATGAAATCAAACGACAGGCTCGACTAAATGGCTTCAATGAATTCCATTGGAGTTTCAGTGGCGGTGAACCTACTGCTTACCGACAGCTACATGATTTGATTAAACACCTTGACGAAACAGAAAGCACATACCAAAGTATACACATGACAACCAATTTAAGTCCTGGAAGTAAATGGTGGAATACCTGGTGTGCCAACACAGCATTACTACAACGCAGAAGTATCACAGCATCATTTCATGATGAGTTTGCTCGAGAGCAGGAATTCGGTGACAAGTGTCTACAGTTATTGCATGAGCGTGTGCATGTCACAGTCAATCAAGTAATGGTCCCGGAAAAGTTTTATGAGCTTTATGAACGCATGTCTCGGCTACATGCTCGTGGAATCAATGTTACGCTCAAACCGCAAAGTGATCCTACAGCGAGTCGTGTAGTCGATGGCTACACAACAGAAATGATTGATCTATTACAGACTGGATTTCCTCAAACATCACAAGGCGAAGACGTTTATCAAATAGCATTGTATGATACAGACAACAAAGAATATTTGTTCGATCAAGCAGAAAGATTTAATGCTTTTGGTTTTAACAAATTCCAAGGTTGGAGTTGCAATAGTGGGTATCAAAGTGTTATAATAAGAGGTAATGAAGTGAAACGATCATATAGCTGTCACGACCGACTATTAGGAACACTAGAGAGCTTTGAGCTTTTTAAAAAACCAACAGTTTGTATAACACCTAGTTGTGTCAGCAGTGCTGATTCAAAGATACCAAAATGTATAAACTAGAAAACATAAAAGACATACATCTAGAATTAACAAGTAAGTGTCAAGCACGATGCCCAATGTGTCCTCGCCGAGTTAACGGAGGGATACTAAATCCTATTATGTCGTTAAATGAGATAACACTAGAACAATTTAAAGAATGGTTCTCAGATGAATTTATAAATCAACTGGATAGTCTGTTTATGTGCGGCAATTTAGGTGATCCTATTATTGCTGAAGATTGTTTAGAGATATTTCAATACTTAAAAGAAACTAATCCTAACATACGATTGAGCATGCATACAAATGGTAGTGCTAGAAATATACACTGGTGGAAAAAATTAGCAAAGTATAAAGTTAAAGTTACATTTGGAATAGACGGTTTAGAAGATACACACAAGTTATATCGAATAAGCACTAATTGGAACACCATTATAAAAAATGCCGAGTCATTTATAAAAGCTGGTGGCGAAGCAGAATGGCACATGTTAGTGTTTAAGCATAACGAACATCAAATTGAAGAATGCCGTGCGCTAAGTCACAAACTTGAATTTAAAAAATTCACAACCAAGCATACTAGTCGTTTTAAAGATAACAAATTTCATGTATTGGACGAAACCGGCAAGACTGTTAATATTCTTTATCCTACTAAACTTAGCACTTCACATACAGTAAATGTGTTGTCAGTATTACCAGCAGAGATACAATGCAAGGCAAAGAAATATAGTCAACTATACATAAGTGCAGACGGAGGAGTTAGTCCGTGTTGCTGGTTGGATTTTTCCTGGCAGTTGCCTAACCAGGACAATAGAATAAATTATATGGATAAAATTGGAGTTTATCCTAACCTAAATAAACAGTCGTTAATAGATATATTTAATTCTGGTTTCTTTAGTAAGATTGAAAGTACCTGGTCAGCCGTTCCTTTAATGGAATGCGGCAAACAATGTGGACATTTTGATAAGCTAGGAGAGCAATTTGTTAGTTGATACAGAACACTTACATCACTGGATGCAAGCCATAAGACAAAGCCCAGATCCTATGAGGACCATGGATGCATTCTGGTCTGGACAACTTAAAAGCAAAGAATGGTTGATCTCAAATTTAAGAAAACACATTAATAAATTTGTAGGTATTGATATACATGGTGGCTGGGTTGGTGTACTAGCCAGTATGTTGTTCCAAAGTGATATCCCTATTATTAATATTCGTAGTGTTGATATTGACCCTACCTGCGAATCTATTGCAGTTAACATGAACAAGATTGAAGAAATGGTTGGCAAGTTTCGTGCTGTCACAGCAGACATGTGTGCTCTTCGCAGTGATGCAGATGTCATTATCAACACCAGTTGTGAACACATAACACAAGACCAATATGACATATGGTTAAGCGGAATGCCACATAGCAGCCTACTAGCATTGCAAAGCAATAATTATAATATAGATGAACATGTTAGGATTGCTAACAGTTTAGAAGAGTTTAAAAAACAATGCCATCTGGACAATATTTTGTATGCCGGGGAACTTGATTTGCCGTTGTACAAACGATTTATGATTATAGGAAAACAATGATAGAATTAGGGTTAGTTAAATGGTATAATGACGCAAAGAGATACGGGTTTATTAAAGCAGACTCGGATGGAGAATCTATTTTGGCACAGAGTCATTCTATTGTGGAAGAACCAAAGACTTTGAGAGAATTTCAACGTGTAACTTTTGAAAGATATGTAACTGATAATGGCCTAGAAGCACGTACTATAAATATCGCCATGAACCCAGATTTATCGATTTACGAACACGAAGTTATATCATTGAAAAAACAACGACTTCATCTTTCTTCATTTGTAGGACATGTCTTATTAGTGGTTAATACTGCCAGCCGATGCGGACTTACACCTCAGTACGAAGGATTAGAAAAATTATTTCAAAAATATAAAGATAAAAAATTTACAATCCTGGCATTTCCGACAAACAATTTCGCAGGACAGGAGCCTAATACAAATGCCGAAATTTTAGATTTTTGTGAGACAAATTATAATGTAAGTTTTTATGTTATGGAAAAATCAAATATTGTAGAACAGGATAGTTCAAGCCCTGCACAATTCGCCGAAACTGCACCTAGAGAAATAAATTCTTTTTATAAAGACCTTGCCACCAGAACAAATGTTTTACCGCAGTGGAATTTCCACAAGTATCTAATTAATCGTACGGGTTCTATTATTAAAAGTTTTGATCATTTGACTCAACCAGACAATGATGTATTAATTAACGCAATCGAAGAATTTTTGGATAGTAACGTATGAAAATATTAATGACTGGATCATCGGGATTTATCGGATCTCACTTAGCACCACTTTTAGAAAAAGACCACACAGTTCATCATCTCAAAAGCGATCTAACAGATCACAAGAGTGTTCAGCTAGAAGTAGCTTCTGTACAACCAGATATCATTGTGCACCTAGCTGCACGTACAGAAGTAGAACAAAGCTTCTATGAACAAATTACCTTTAGTGAAATAAACTATATAGGAACAGTTAATTTAATTGAAGCAGCCGCCTCTGTTAAAAATTTAAAGAACTTTGTGTTTGCTAGTACTATGGAAGTTTATGGTTGGCAACCTATTAGTGATACTGTAAAAAATGGCGCCATACCTAAAGTATTTGAAACATTTGATGAGAACACTCAGCCTAACCCCAATGCTCCTTATTCTGTAGCCAAATATGGATGTGAGAAATATTTAGAATACGCTTACAGATGTTATGGATTGCCATTTACTGCTATACGTCAAACAAACAGCTATGGTCGTAAAGATAACAAGTTTTTTGTTACAGAACAAATTATTAGTCAGATGCTAGAAAATTCCAAAGAAGTAAATCTTGGATATGCTGAACCATATAGAAATTTTATTTTTATTGACGACCTATTAGATGCTTGGATTACAGTTATTACAAATCCTGATAAAGTAAACAGTGGACTAATACTTACTATTGGTCCTGATGCTCCTATAAAGATTAGGGATTATGCACAAAAAATTGCCAAAAAATTAAACTGGCAAGGAACGATTAATTGGGATACTAAATTGTTCAGGCCTGGGGAGATTTACTGGCTTAATAGCAATCACAATCTAATAACTAAATTAACTGGATGGTATCCTAAAGTCAGTTTAGACGAGGGGCTAGATCAAACTATTAAAATCTGGAAAGAAAAATATGATAGTAGAACATAAGTTAAACGATGTACCGAGAATATCTGTTTTTGATAATGTACTATCTGCTGAATTTTGTAGAGGTATGATAGAAAAACATTCCAATGCTGGAATGAATTCTAATTCTGGTTATCAAAGTCGTGTTGAGTCGTATGCCCAAGTTACAGAAGAAGTTGAAAATAGAGGAATTAGTCTAGGTGTTGATCCCTATGATTATGATATAATAGCAACAGCTATTGTTAATGTTGCTAAAATTCCATATTCTCACATAGAGGCTATTGATATTTACAACTATCACGAAGGACAGTATCTAGCTTATCATCACGATTACTGTTATGACCCTAGACAAATCAACTATTATAAAAACGGTGGCGACAGAGTTGGAACCGGTATTTTTTATTTTAATGATGATTTTGTAGGCGGAGAAACTTATTTTCCTAAATTTGATGTATCTATTACTCCTAAGACTGGTTCCTTTTTGTATTTTGAACAATGCTATGACGAAGCAACTAATTGGGACACAATACACGAAAGCAAACTAATTACCAAAGGAACTAAGTGGATCGCTAGTTGCTTTTTTAGTGATAGGCCTAGAGTAGGATGGTCTAGTAGAGATCATTTGTATGCTAACGGATAATTGGATTCCTTTTTACAAATATAATGATCAAGGTGTGCCTGGATGCATGTCTCAGCAAACCTATGAACCGTTAATAAATCCGGAAGGAACTGTATACTGTGCCAACTACGATCATAATAATCTGTATCAACGTAAATGGCAACCAGACCGTGTGGGTTACACTCAAGACATTGTTGAATATTTTTTTAACAAAGAAGTTGGATATGCACACAAATTTAGCAACAAGCTATGGGCGCCGGAAATTATAGATATAGATTATGTTAGCAAACGTATTTTTTATAAATGGTATGGGCCCACTTGCAACGAATTAATATATACAGGCAGAACTTTACCATCTGATTGGAAATTACAACTTCGAAATATCATGATGGATTGTTATAATGAAGGAGTTTACAAACTTACAATGTATCCACATTGTCATTACTATGATAACAGCGGAATTATGCACACGCTAGATATGTATGGGTGCGTTGAAGTAGATGATCCGTTTATTGAAGCAAAGTATATGGATGGGATAATTCACGAAACCGCTAAATTTAGACTAGACGAGACCGGACCTAAAAACAATAATAGATATGATTTAGAAAAAATGTTCTTCAATAGTTTATGCACCCACGTAAAATGGGGAGAATGCGATTTAAATTTTGTCTATCAAAATATAATTGGAGATAGCGATGAAATATATAGGTAACTGCGCAGATAAAATAGATTGGAATGAAGTAATTAAATTATGCCAAGAGAGCGTAACAGGAGATAGAAACACTGTGGTCTCTGTGGTTGAAAGATCCGAAGTTAATTTACAGAATCGAGAACCTATGCAGGCCAAGGTTTTATTGTCGGTAGCAGAACAAATAGCCAACGAACAATTGCTTCAAGAGTATAGAAAAGTGATAGGAGATTGGCGTGATGCTGGATGTGACCTGGATAAAATTTATTGGTATGATTACTATCCAGGGGATCATTATCCAGAAAGTATATCAGATACATTTGCTGCCATACTAGGAATTCGCCCATTAAGAGTTTTTGTAAGTGAAGTATATCCGGGTATTACAGTTCCCTATCACTGGGATGTAGAAGATAAGGGACCAGAATGGTTAAAAAAATACGGAATGCTTTATAGATATACCTGCTGTATAGATGTGCCGAGGGTCGGAAGTGTATTAATCGTTGACGATCATTGTTTATATGATTTTAAGCAAGGAGACATTTTTGAATGGGATAGTTATAGAAACTATCATTCAGCTGCCAACGGCGGCGAACACATACAGTATTATTTTCACATGTTAGGATATAAAATAAAATGTTAGAAAGAGTTGGTAACTGTTCAAAAATTATAGATTGGAACGAAGTTATAAAAGAGATTGCTGAACAACGACCGGCCTATATCGGACCTAGCCACAAGGAAGATGATCCAATTCCGGGCCTTAAAGAAGTAACAGATTTGTGGAAGCGTTCGGGATTCAAAACTGTTGCTGATGGTGGAACAGTGGAATGGGACATGTTTTTGCCTCATACAAATTTTAATATTTCTATCGCTGAAAAATTTTGTGAGTTTGTTGGATTGAAAACGTATACAAGCTGCTGGATTAGTAGAATAAATCCTGCACGTTGCTCACCTTGGCATTGGGATGTCCATGACGATGAAGTAAATTTATCTCAAAGAACAGACATAGTTCGATATCATTGTCATATAGGACAACCGACACACGGTCATGTTTTAATAGTAGATAATTTTTGTTTATATAAACAGCCTCAGGGAGAAATATATAAATGGCCATCTAGAACAACTTGGCATTGCGGATTAAACAGTGGGCTAACTCCGAAGTATCTTTTTAATATATGGTGATGATATGATCAATGAAAAATACAGTAATGAAGATGTTCCTATTCAAGATACATTTTATATGCAAAAGTTTATGGAGATTCAACGTCAAAATGTTGTATTATCAAATAAACTACGAGACTTATATGAAATTCTTGAGATCCGTGATGTTGTAGAAATGCATTTTGGGGATAAGTTTTTTAATATCTTAAATGATACACCTGCATGAATAAAATTAAACACTGGCAAGAGAAAATTGAATCAGTATCAGGAAGCAAAACTTTTTGCATATTGCCCTGGATACATTTTGCCACACGTCCCAACGGCGACATGCGACTATGTTGTAATGCTAACAGTAGTGGAGCAGGAACGGATCACGAAATTGGTCTAGTAAAAAACGAAACAGGTCGTCCTGCTAATTTTGGACGGGAAACTCCTATGAGCGCATGGAACAACAAATACATGCGAGATGTACGTTTAACTATGCTAGAAGGAAAGATTCCTTCTAGCTGTAGTAAATGTATTGCTGAAGAGTCTAAAGGTGTTGCTAGCAAACGTATTTGGGAAACAGGTACTTGGATAGAAGAAGGTCTTGATGTTGAAGAGCTTGTTAAACAAACAGAAGAAAATGGAACAATTCCTGAACGTCTTGTTTATCTAGATTTAAGATTAGGACATACCTGTAATCTTAAGTGTGTTATGTGTAGTCCTCATGATAGTAGCATGTGGGTTTCTGATCATAAAAAGATATATCCTCTATTTCAGACTAAAGAACTTAAAGATCAAATGGCATGGGATCAATCAGAGTTTAACAATAAATGGCACGAAAATCCAGACTTCTGGAAAGAAATGTATACTCAGATTCCTAATCTAAAACAAGTATACTTTGCAGGCGGCGAACCTTTGCTTATTAAGGAGCATAAACTGTTCCTTGAAGAAATTGTTAGACAAGGATACGCGGACAAGATCCTTGTACGATACAACACAAATGGATTATTAGTAAATGACGAAATTATTGAACTCTGGAAAAAATTCAAAAAAGTTAAAGTAGGGTTTAGCATCGATGCTGTCGGCGACCGTAATTACTATATACGCTATCCTAGTGATTGGGTTACTATCGAACGTAATCTTCACAAGTTAGATAACACTCCTGGCAACATACAAGTTAGCATTGCCACTGCTATACAAATACTAAACATCAAACACTTGCCTGAACTTGCCAAGTGGAAGATACAACAGAATTTTAAGAAAGTAAACTTTGAAAATATAACTGGTGGAATTGAAGCCGGCGGCGGAATTGTTAACATGCACTTGTTGTATATACCCACGTTCTTAAGTATTAGATGTTTGCCTGAATATGATAAAGAACAAGTGCGTAAGAGCTTTGCTGATCTTGCTACATGGTTGTATACTAACTACAGACAAGATGAAGACTTTTGGAAAAACAATCCTTACGGATGGAAACGCTGGCAGGCAGTATTAGACTTTATGGATGCCGAAGATCACACTGCTCAGTTACCTGCATTTGTTGAATATATTGAAAAGATAGAAGCTATACGTGATACAGATTTTGTTAAGACTTTTCCTGAGCTAGCACATTTGCTACAGTCCCCAATCTTATCTTAGGATTTTTAAAAATAGGATCAGCAAGCATTTTCTGAAACTCTGCGTATTCAGGATGAGTTGTCTTCCAAATGGTGCGCTGTTCATACGTGGTCTTATCCCAAGTATTCCAATCAATAACCAATTGAAAATCTACACTATAGAAATTTGGAAATCTGTCCAGGACTAATTGTGCGTAGTCTTTCATTTCTTTGTAGTTTAGATCTTGAACCACGTATTGTGTTAGGACATAGATATTAGGATTATTAGATATCTCATTGTTTATATAATCACAGTTGTCTAACAATGTTGGCCAGTGTCCTCCACGGCGAATAACATCATATGTTTCTTCACAAGCTGCATCAAAGCTGATGCGTATAGCTCTAATTTTACTGTGCCATTTAGATATTCTGCGCCAATACGCAGGTGTAAGCATTACGCCGTTTGTCTGTAAGTCTAATATTAAATTGGGCCAAGGTGTTGGATCAAAGTTAACTAAAAAGTCTCGGAATATCTTAGAACCAAACGGATCACCACTGCCAGTGATATCTAGTGTAATATGTTTGTCATGCGGTTTGTCAAATACAGCATTAATAATTTTGTAGTGTAATTCTAGTTTACGTTCGTAATCAACACCTTCGTAATCGTATATCTTTTCAGTGCGACAACTAGGACAAGTTAAATTACAACTAGCATCGTTCTCAAACATAATATGTGTTGGAAATTCTGCTGGCTTAGGTGTATCTTCTATGTTGGGTAATCGATTGTCAGATATGTCGCCGCACACTGTATGATTACAATACCTAAAACTTCCATCTAGTATAGACTCACGAATTATAGTTGCTACTTCCCCGTGCCATATTTCTTCAAACGATTGTTCATTTAAATTACCAATACTATAAGGCAACCAGCTTGTGCAGCACATCCAACAACTACCATCGTCCCTAATAGACAACGTTTCAAAAGGTTTATTACAAAATTTGCCTTGTAAATTTTTTTGTTTAACTTTAAG